GTAGAACCAGAAGTAAAATGGTCGCAAGACCAAATGGTAGAAGTGCTTCTCAATGAACCTGATGATTTTTTAAAGGTTAGAGAAACTCTTACTAGAATTGGCGTAGCATCTAGAAAAGAAAAGAAACTATACCAAAGTTGCCATATTCTGCATAAGCAGGGTAGGTATTATATTGTCCATTTTAAAGAGTTATTTGCACTTGATGGGAAACACGCTAACCTTACTACTAACGATGTTCAGCGTAGGAATCGTATTGCTCGTCTTCTTGCTGACTGGGGTTTAATTAATGTTGTAAAACCAGACTCAGTTGCTGACATTGCACCATTAAACCAAATTAAAGTTCTTGCTTATAAAGATAAGGGTGACTGGATCCTTGAGCAGAAATATAATATAGGTAAGAAAGGAAAAACAACAGAAGAATGACGGTTAATACTATATTATTAATCCTTTTAGTGATCGTTAATTACTCTAATTTCTATCTTACTCATATTCATGGTAGAAAACCGAAAAGATTGGGACGGCAATCATCCCCTCGTCTTTTAAGAGATCGTGTATAATTAGTAATGAACGCCGTAAGGGTTCACAAAACACAAACTCGCTTAAAAAGGAGCTACTATCATGGGTACACTATCAAGGTATCACGCTGCAAATCTTCCTGAACTGTTTGATCGGATTAGTAAGAACAGTATAGGAATGGACGATTATTTAAATCGTTTTTTCGATTTGGAAACAACTTCTAATTATCCTCCATATAATTTGATACAAGTAAATAATGTCGAATCGAAATTGGAAATCGCACTTGCCGGCTTCAAGAAAGATGAAGTACGAGTCTATACGGAGTTTGGAAAACTATATGTTGAAGGCAAGAAAGAAGAATCGAAAGATGTTGGAGAATTTGTCCATAAAGGATTGGCCAGCAGGTCTTTCACTAGGGTCTGGACAATCACAGATGATACCGAAGTTCGAGGAGTCGAATTCAATGACGGATTATTGGTGGTCCAATTGGGAAAAGTAGTTCCCGATCATCATGCTCGTAAGGACTTCTTATGACCCTCTCTAATGTTCTCCTCTGGTCTTGTATACCCTTTGTATTGACAACTCTTTACTTTGGGACCAGAGGAGGATATTATGATTCTGATAACTATACAGGAGACGGATGCGCTCACGACGTGAAGAGATAAAAATTCTTACAGCAGAAGAGATAGGTCATGAACCTCACTATCCCATAGTGAAGATGCTATTGCTGAATCCTCATGATCATACTTTTTGGTATGAAAAACCTGATGGAACTTTGTATATGTTTCATCGACGTAAGGGTTGGGATACAGAAGATTTTTATACTGAGGTGGATGAATATCAAATGGAGTTAAAATTTGATGTTGACGTAAAGAATAAAAAAGAGTATAATATAGAAAGGTAAAAGGTAGAAATGACTGTTAAACTATCTCTGTTAAAATCAGGAGAAGATGTCATTGCAGACATTGAAGAAATGATTCTCGACGAAAAGGTCGTAGGATATTTCTTTACCAATCCTTGTGTTGCTAAGATTTTAGCAAAGGATGGTGGAGATATTGGAAAAACTCCTTGTCAGATACAATTAACTCCTTGGATGCCATTAACAAATGATAAAAAGATTCCTTTAGCAGCCGATTGGGTTATAACTATTGTTGAGCCAATGCCTCAGTTAAAAAAAATGTATGAAGATGGAGTTTTAAAAGATGGCAGACAAGACGGTCAAAGTGATAGCACTGACGACGACTCAACACTTTTTGATCAGTGAGATTCAAGAGGTTGCTGCAGTAGATATTGGACAACCTGATTGTAAATTAATCAATCCATTTGTTATTACCACTTCAGATCAGAAAATAACTCTTGAAGAAGGGGTTCTTGTTTTAGCCCCTTGGTTACTTAATATTACAAGAGATGATATATTCATGATTAGTTCTGATAAAATATTGACATTGTGTGAGCCTACTCCCACCCTACTTGAAAAATATCTGGATTTAACTGAAGAATGAAGTTCTATACCAATGTTCAACTAATCGGGAATCAATTCCTGGTAAGGGGTGTTGATGGTGGAAAGAGATATGAGCATAGGGATGAGTTTTTTCCTACCTTATTCGTCAAATCTAAAAAAAATCTAAAGACTAAATATAAAACGTTAGGCGGAGATTCAGTTGAAGCTATTAATCCGGGAACGGTCAGAGATTGTCGTGACTTCTATAAGAAGTATGAGGATGTTGAAGGGTTCGATATATATGGGAATGATCGGTATATTTACCAATACATATCAGAGAAATATCCTGAGGATGAGATCAAGTTTGACATATCTAAAATTAAATTGGTTACTTTGGATATTGAGGTTGCGTCTGAGCAAGGGTTCCCTGATGTTGAATCGTGTTCAGAAGAGATTCTGGCAATCACAATCCAAGACTATACTACTAAGCAGATCGTTACTTGGGGAAGTAAACCCTTTAAGAATAATAGGAAGGATGTAACATATCATGAGTGTTCTACAGAACATGCTCTATTAAGTTCTTTTATTGATTATTGGATGCAGGATGTTCCAGATGTTATTACTGGATGGAACATTCAATTATATGATATTCCATATATCTGTAAACGTCTTGAAAGGGTGCTGGGTGAGAAGTTAATGAAGCGTATGTCCCCATGGGGATTGGTAAGTGAGAATGAAATTCATATTATGGGTCGGAAACATACTGCATTTGATGTGGGTGGTGTAACTCAATTAGATTATCTTGATCTTTATAAAAAGTTTACCTATAAAGCACAGGAATCATATAGATTAGATTATATTGCTGAAGTAGAACTAGGGCAGAAAAAGTTAGACCACTCTGAGTTTGATACCTTTAAGGATTTTTACACCAAGGGTTGGCAAAAGTTTATTGAGTATAATATAGTTGACGTAGAACTTGTTGACCGTTTGGAAGACAAGATGAAACTCATTGAGTTGGCATTGACTATGGCATATGATGCTAAGGTCAATTATAACGATGTGTTTTATCAGGTTCGCATGTGGGATAATATCATTTATAATTATCTCAAGAAAAGGAACATTGTTATTCCACCAAAGAATAGATCACAAAAAAGCGAGAAATACGCAGGAGCTTATGTCAAGGAACCGAAACCAGGACGCTATGATTGGGTTGTTAGTTTTGACCTCAATAGTCTTTATCCTCACCTTATTATGCAATACAACATTTCCCCGGAGACACTCAGGGAAGCTAGATGTCCCGGCGCGAGCGTTGAAAGGTTTTTAAATCAAGAGACGGAAATTGGTAGTGAGTATGCTACATGTGCTAATGGTGCACAGTATAGGAAGGATGTGCGTGGGTTTTTACCAGAACTCATGGACAAAATGTATGGGGATAGGGTAGTATTTAAGAAACGAATGCTTGCCGCTAAACAAGAATATGAAAGGAATCCATCCACTGCTCTTACGAAAGAAATTGCCAGGTGCAACAATATCCAGATGGCGAAAAAGATATCTCTTAACTCTGCTTATGGTGCTATCGGCAATCAGTACTTCCGGTATTATAAATTAGCAAACGCAGAAGCGATTACTTTGTCTGGTCAGGTATCTATTCGTTGGATAGAGAATAAGATAAACCAGAAGATGAATAAGATTTTAAAAACAGAGGGTGAAGATTATGTTATTGCTTCTGATACCGATAGTATTTACTTGCATGTGGGTCCTTTGGTTGAAGCTGTATACCAGGGGAGAGAGAAAACTAATGAGGTCGTTGTTGGGTTCCTTAACAAGGTGTGTGAAAATGAATTCGAGCCTTTTATTGAAAGTGCTTACCAAGAACTGGCCGGGTATGTCAACGCCTATGACCAAAAGATGCAAATGAAGAGAGAGAATATTGCTGACCGTGGCATATGGACTGCGAAGAAGCGATATATTCTCAACGTTTGGGATAGTGAGGGTGTAAGATATGAAGAACCTAAGTTAAAGATGATGGGTATTGAGGCAGTTAAATCTTCAACACCTGCTCCTTGTCGTCAGATGATTAAAGATGCACTTAAGATAATGATGAATGGAACTGAGGATGAGGTAATTGATTTTATTGATCAGTCTCGTAAGAAATTCAAACAACTTCCTCCAGAAGAAATATCATTTCCACGATCTGCATCTAATGTAGAAAAATATAAAGGAGATTCTACAATATATGCCAAAGGAACCCCTATACATATACGGGGTGCATTGTTATACAATCATTATGTTAAGAAACATAAGTTAGATAATAAGTACTCTCTTATCCAGAATGGCGAAAAGATCAAATTCTGTTACTTGAAAAAACCTAATATTATTCATGAGAATATTATTTCGTTTATTCAGGATTTTCCGCATGAAATTGGTCTTGACAAGTATGTGGATTACGATTTACAATTTGAGAAGTCATTCTTAGAACCACTTAAGATCATCTTAGATTCAATTGGGTGGAATGTAGAAAAAACAGTAAACCTGGAGTTATTTTTTTCCTAATGGATTTACCAATCGACGACAAAGAACTTGCCACTATAATAAGTGCAATGCATTTAGGTGGTGATACTGCATTGTATCAAAAACTTAAGTTAATTAAAGAGACCAGAGATGCTAATCCTGGTGGTCCATATAAGAAAATACTAAGAGAAACACATGGAATGGTGATTTAATGGATTTTTTGAAAGATATTGTAAAAGAAATAGGTGATGACTTCACCCAACTCGCAGCAGACATCGATGGAGAAGAACAATACATCGACACCGGTTCGTACATCTTTAACGGACTTGTTAGCGGTTCCATTTTTGGTGGCGTATCTTCTAATAAGATTACTGCCATTGCTGGTGAGTCTAGTACTGGCAAAACTTTTTTCTCGCTCGCAGTGGTTAAGAACTTCCTTGATTCTAATCCTGATGGTTATTGTCTCTATTTTGATACTGAAGCCGCAGTTAATAAGCCATTATTGGAATCTCGTGGTATAGATCTTAATAGATTAGTAGTTGTTAATGTAGTTACTATTGAAGAGTTCCGTACTAAGGCATTAAAGGCAGTTGATAAATATCTTCAGATGCCCATAGATGAACGCAAACCGTGCATGTTTGTGTTAGACTCACTGGGAATGCTTTCTACAGAAAAGGAGAT